AGATTAGATTTTGGATTTACATTTTCACCAGTTTTTTTTTCTTCTATTGCTGTTGTATTTTCTGTTGTAGACATATAGTTATAATAAATATATATTAAATTTTATGAAGATAATAACTTTATGAACATAGTAACTTTATGAATAAATAGAATTTATCTATATTTTATGCAGTTTGCTAAAATAAAAAATAGTAAATATATTATATTAAAGGTTAATTATAATATATTATTTTATATATATGAAAATACTTTATACAATTTTATACACTGTAATTTGTTTATTATTGTTTTGGGTATTAGTAGCATGGTGTCGTTATTTAGTGAAAAATTTTTATATTAGAAAATGCAATAATTTAAATGAAGGATTTACTGATTTTGAAAAATATTCATATTCAGTTGTTCCTTTTCCAAAGGATGCTGTTATTAATTTTAATGATATCAATTCACCATTATATAGTCATAATGTTAATTTACCGATTAATGATTCTGTTAGTTGTAAAAATTTTTGTGGACCAAATTCACAATGTTCTATAACTAGAGAACAATGTACCTCTGATATTGACTGTCAAGGATGTCAACCACAAAATAAACCAGTAAATCAATGTTTAACAGAAGAAGTCACTCCTTATGAAGATTCCGGTAAATTAGGTCCTGGAGTATCTTATAGTTCTTTCACAAAAAATTATGGATCAAATTATGACGAAGTATATCCTGGTTCAAAAGATTCTCAATTAAAAAGAACTTATAAGGGTATAGACTTATGGACTCCAAGTTTCAATAAAGGTTTGGAATTATATAATAAAAAGGAAACTATTATGAATGCACCAAATGATGACGAAAAACAATTTTTACCAAATTACCCAGAAACAATTACAGCAACAGGATTATTTTATAATACAGGACCATCAGCATCTAATACGTATACATTATAAAATTAAAAATATGGTTTTTAATTTTATTTTATTTTATTTTAAATTTTAAGTTGCATATGCAAGACCACAGTTACCACCAATAAATGTAATCATATTTATCCTCTCTTCAAATAAATGTAAATCAAAGTTATAATCATAAATTCTCCAAGTTGGCTTATTTATACCAATTATAGTTCCTGTTTCCGGATCACAAATAGTTAATGTTTGTGCTAATGGATCCAAAGGTGGAATAATCGTAGTAAATTCCATTTCTATTTGATTAAATCTGCTCATATTGATTGCACCTGAAGGTTGTAAATCAGCATTATTTGAATTAATACCAAAATTATAGAAATACAATCCATCTGGAGCATTTCCACTAGTTCTAATGTATTTTTCTATATAATCGTACACACCAGCAGGTTGAATATTTTCTCTATAAGAACCATCTAATAATATTCCCATTGCAACTAAAATTAATCTATCATTTTGTGGATTATATGGTTGATTTATTAGCAAACCAGTTAGTGTTCCATCTGGATTTACTCCAGGTCCAATATTTACAGGAACTAATGTACCGCCTTGTGTACGATATATTGTATAATTTCCTGATGTTGGTGCTTGAATAACATTCAAAGGCAAATAATTATAAGGCCAATTTGTATAATTAGACCATTCATTTCTTAAATTTGCATCACTTCTTTGAAAATAAAACATCCAATTAGCTATCATTCCTATTGAATCAAGTTCTACTTTATTTGGTCCAGTAACATTTGGAAAATTATATTCATGTACTTGTTTAATTAAATATTTTTGCTCATTCAATGCAAATTGTCTTTCTTCTTCATTTGATAAAAATGCATAAGTACAATTTAAATGTATATCAGCATTCCATAATGTGCGTTGATCTGAATATGAATCTATTCCTATAGATATATCAGGAGGTGGTTGTAAAAAACGATAAAATTGCATATACCATAAATTAAAATTAGGTGCTACATATGGATAATTGTTAGTTGCATCAAAGACATCGCGAATAGTAAATATCTGATTAATTGGTCTAAGTGTAATATTTATATGCAATTCATTATATTGTAATGATGTTAAAGGAAACCCCATTTCTGATTTTAAACCAAACCAATTATTCAATGGAATATATAATATTCTTCCACGAATAGATGGTTCCGGACCAGCTAAATCACCAGTATAATAAGCATTTGGATATGAATTTACTCGTGAATTTGCATTTGCTGGGTCTATTAGTTCAGGAACATTTCCAACCATTTTATCAAATAAGGCTTTTTTTTCTGCACTAAAATCGCGCTGCACAGCTGCTAATAAATAATCACCAGAATATTCTTGTAATGTAAAATTTCCACATGTAATACTAATTTTTGATATAAGTTTTGCTCCAATATTTTCAATCCATTTAAATTCATATGGTGCCCATTGTTCTATATTTCCTAGACCTTGAGCCGTAGTCTGTTCAGTTATTTGTTGCGGAGGTAAAATAGGGCTCCATATATTTGGTAAAGCAACCGATAAATAACAATCCATTAACAAAGTTGCATAACGAGGAATCTTAAATGTAAAATATGATTCTTCTGATAATCGCATTGTTTTTGCACCTTCAAAATCTACACGAAATTTTTGCAAACCAAAATTGGTAAATTGTCTATAAGTAGATTTAAAAAATGATTTTGTTGGATTTCCATTTAGTATAATATTTTGTTGTCCTTGTGAGACAAGTTGCATGTATCCACCAGGCATTTTTATACTATATTATTATATATTTAATTCTTATTTTTATTATAATATAATAAGCAAAGTATAATTCTAAAAAAGTATATATATATTATAATATGCCTGAACAAAATTTAATTAACAATTTATCAAATATGAAAGAATCTACTGCTGTTCTAATATTAACAATATTAACATTAGTCATAATTGTCATATCATTTATAGTTTATTTTTATTTTATACGTTTAAAGTCTAGAGAATGTTCTAATATGGATACTCTTTATGGAACACTAAATGGAAAAATCAGATCTATTGATCCATCTTTAGATAAATTTAAACATACATTTAAAGATTATTATATTAAGACCGCATATAATTGTTGTAGCGGCGGTAATTACAAAAATGATTACGTAGATACATGTTCTTTAAAAGATGTATTAAAACAAGGTGTAAGAGGTTTAGATTTTGAAATTTTTTCAATAGATGATCAACCAGTTATAGCTACATCTACATCTGATAGCTATTATGTTAAAGAAACATTTAATTATATTCCATTTTCTGAGGCATTAGGTATCATTCGTGATTATGCTTTTGCTGGTTCTACATCTCCAAATCCATTTGATCCTATTATAATACATCTTCGTATTAAAAGCACAAATCAAGCAATGTATAAAAACTTTGCTAAAATATTTGAATCATTTAGTAGTATATTGTTAAGCAAAGAATACAGTTTTGAAAATCAAGGTAAAAATTTTGGCAATGTTAGTTTGACCGAATTAATGGGAAAAGTTGTCATTATTGTTGATAAATCTAATAATTCATTTTTAGAATCTCAAGAATTTTATGAATATGTTAATATGACAAGTAACTCTGTTTTTATGAGAGCATTACATTATTATGATATTAAATATACACCTGATATGGCAGAATTAATTGAATATAATAAATTATGTATGACCATTGGAATGCCTGATAAAGGTTCTAATCCTGAGAATCCAAGTGCAGTTGTAATGAGAGAAACTGGCTGTCAACTTTTAGCTATGAGATATCAATATATAGATGTAAATATAGAAGAGAATGATATTTTCTTTGAAGAAAATGGTTTTGCATTTGTTTTAAAACCTGAAAAATTACGTTATATTCCTATTACAATACCTGTACCACCAGCACAAAACCCCGAGGTATCTTATGCTACACGTTCAGTACAATCAGAATTTTATAAATTTGATATATAAATACTAGTATTAATAGTATATTTACCTAATTTTATATTTCATATAAGATTAAGTAATTGATAATAAATAGCATTTATAAATCTTTATATGCATGTGTCAGTAAAACTTTAACATTATCCAACATAATACGCAAATCTTCTTTTCTATCATGTTCTTCTACGCTATTCATTTTGCAATGTAATTTTTCTTCTAATCTATGCAAAGACTTCTTATATGAAATAATTTTATCTTCCATACCACCTTTAGACTTTGCTAAAACCATCCAACCGAGTTTCTCAAACATTTCATCATACCACTGTTTTAATCCATGCATTGTAGCAGGATTCTTACAACTATGTCTATGACTTCTAGTGGAAGTTTTTTTGGAACCATGATGTTTGCGTGTTCTTGCCATATACATATAAAAAAGTGTATTTTATTATATTTTATTATATTTTATTTCATATTTTGAATTATATTATTTATAAATATATATGAAGAAGGACAAACTATGTGATGGTTTGACTTTTGCGGATTGTGAATTAGCTATTTTAAGACAAGCCGTTGATAAAGCCGAAGAAATCCAAGGAAAAAATACAGCAAATTCTCCAGAAGTCAAAAAAATTATTTCAATTGTTGAAAATTTTTTACGCAGTAAAAAACTTATATGTTATGGTGGAACTGCTATAAATAATATATTACCTAAACAAGATCAATTTTATAACAAAGATATAGAAATTCCAGATTATGATTTTTTTCATTTTCTGCTTTGAATGATGCAAAAGAATTAGTAAATATTTATATAAAAGATGGGTTTGAAGAAGTAGAAGCTAAATCAGGTCAACATCATGGAACATTTAAAGTATATGTAAATTTTATTCCTGTTGCTGATATTACACAAATTCCAAAAGAATTATTTAACGCTATTAAAAAAGAGTCAATAAGCGTTGCTGGTATTTTATATGCACCGCCAAATCTTTTACGTATGGGCATGTATTTAGAATTATCAAGACCAGCTGGAGACGTTTCTCGTTGGGAAAAAGTATTAAAACGTTTGACATTATTAAATAAAAATTATCCTCTCACTAGTAAGCAATGTTCACAAATTGATTTTCAACGTAAAATGGCTGATAACGAATTTTCAAATAAAATTTATGATGTAGTCCAGAATTCTTTGATGGATCAAGGTGTAGTATTTTTTGGTGGTTATGCATTATCTATTTATGCACAATATATGCCTAAGAGTTTAAGACGAAAATTAGAGAAAATTCCTGATTTTGATGTATTATCAGAAGAACCTTTAATTACAGCTCAAATTGTAAAAGAACGTTTATCAGATATTGGTGTTAAAAATGTTAAAATTATTAAAAGACCAGGAGTAGGTGAAATTATTGCACCCCATTATGAAATTAAAGTAGGAAATGATACTATTGCTTTTATTTATCAGCCTCTAGCATGTCATAGTTACAATATTATTAAAGAAAATGGTTATGATGTTAAAGTAGCAACAATTGATACAATGCTTAGTTTTTATTTAGCATTTTTATATGCAGATAGACCATATTATGATAAGGATCGTATTCTATGTATGGCAACATTTTTATTTAAAGTACAAGAAAAAAATAGACTATCTCAAAAAGGTATATTGAAACGCTTTAGTATTAATTGTATTGGTCATCAAGAAACAGTGGAAGAAATGCGGGCAGAAAAGGCACAAAAATATACAGAATTAAAAGATAAAAAGAATGATCCAGAATATGAAGAATGGTTCCTTAGATATAGACCACTAGATACAAAAAACGATTCAAATGACGAATCAGAAATAAAAAAAGTTAAAAATAAAACTAAAACTAACAAATTAAAAATTAACAAAAAAAATAAAAGAAAAACTAAAAGACGTGGAATATTTTTTTAAATTTATTCATTTTCTAAACATGTTCATTTTTAAACATGTTCCTTTTTAAACATGTTCATTTTTAAACATGTTCATTTTTTAATAATCTTTCAATAAATTTATCTTTATCTCTTTCCTCATTCATGTATATATTAATTAACTCTGCTGGAGAATAAAAATTTTCTTTAATATTTTTAAGTTTCATCAAATCTATCTTTTCAGTAAATAAATTTTCATATATTTCTTTTATTA